TCGCTGTAATTCATCGCTACGGAAAACTTTGTACCGGTGTAACCGAGGACATCGGTTTCTGCTGAAGGGTTAGGTAGCAAGTTATATCTAGACACACCAAGTTTTGCGTAGTTATCACTACCGCCTAAACCTACTACGAAAGGACAAAACATATTTGCTGGCATACAAGTCAAAGTAAACACTGTAGTGCTAGGCGTAGCGTTACACTCAATGTTTGCTACAAAAACCCATTCATACTTTAAGTCCGAGGAACCAGCAGTTCTATAAAACAATTTGATTCCCGGGCTATTATTAAGAACTCCGTAATTCAAAAACTCAGCAAAAGCAGCCGAGTCTTGAGCCTCTGCCGTAAAACTTACAGTGAAAATCTGTACTGCTCGGTCAGACAAAATGCTCGCCAACCAGTTAGCGGTACTTAACGCTGTTGCCGTTGCGTAGTCGTAAGTTCCTCTTGAATAATCACGCTGATCGTAGTTTGCTATAGAAGTTGAGTTTGTACCAACTTGTCCCGACAAACCAGCAGGAGTAACAGTAACCGAGTTTGCTAACTCCGAATCTAAATAGTTTCTATCTATTGACTCATAAACAATGTTGGTAGTTGAGGCGTCAGGTGTCAGCGTCTCAGGTACACCACTAAACCAATAAACATGGTCAATATAAGAAGGAAAGAAAATATAACCAACACCAGCACGAACTAAGTTTGCTTCCGTTTGCTGTGTTGTTTGCAAATACTGAAGCACTGTCCCAGTATAAGTTTGCGCTCCTTGAGCAATACCGTAAGCGTAAGCACTAGCAGGTCTTGCAAACTTAATAAGTGACGGGATTGAACCGTTGAACTGTTCAAGTTGCTGTTCCGTGCTTGTTTGAGTAATTGCTTTGCTTGTAACTCTTGACTTGCCAATACGACCTAGAACGCCCGTACAATTTAAAGTTGCCGTAGCACCTTTAAGACTTCCGTGAGCATCCGAATAACTAACAGAATCTACAAAGCAAAGCATTCCGCTGTAACCGTTAACGGTAATAGTAATAGCCGTACCAAGATCAAAAGCCTTTGCTTGATTGTTGTCGTTGTTGATAACAATAGTTGCTTGTCCGGGACTAGGAGTATCAGTGAAAGTTGTTTGACCAAAACTGTATGTAGCATTAAGCACCCACCTTGTAAAACTAATGCGCGGGTCGCTTGTAGTAGAAACAGATGGTGGATAAGGCGAATAAGAAAAACCCAACACAGACATTAGAACGCTCTTGTGTTAAACGGTGCGGGACCGAAACGACGGTTGTAATCTTGAATTGCCGCAACAACATCTTTACCGTCAGAACCCGGAGGCATATTTATCACAATATTATTAGTGGTTGTACCGCCACCAAACTCGCCCATGCGTGACAAAGGAATGATTGCTTCCGGTCCTGCCTCACCAATTACGCCGAGCGACGCCTTAGTGGCGATACCACCGTCAGCATGGAAGCCTGAGAAGTCAAGACCCGGAGGTAAGTAAATGCCGTTAATGATTGCGCCACCGTTATACAACGGACCGTCATTCCAATTGGTTTGTTGGCCGGGAGTCAGGTTCGCAATCGCAGCGTTTGATGCTTGCGTAAATCCACTCAAATCAAATCCGGACGGAAGTGTCGGTATTGCTGCTGCTGCTGTTGCTGCCGGTGCTGCTGTTGCTGCTGGATTAACTGTGCTAACAGCGTTCTGAGTATTCGCAACAATCGCAGCAATCAAATCTTTAATCGTGTCATTAGCGTCAGTCAAAGCCGTTTGAAGAATATTGTTGGCGCTAGTCAAGTCAGCAATTTGAGTACCGAAAACTAGGTCACCAAACATTGCGCCCGTTGTTTGAGTTTCTGTAGTTAAATCTTTAACAAGTTGCTTGTAATCTTCAATATCTTGGAACGATGAAGAATCAAGTAGCACTTGACCCATAACAGTTCCGTCAATAGGACCAGCAGCAATAACTTGCTCAATGAAATACGGAGGGAAGCCGGCGTCCGCAAGACCTTTGACAACCGATTTAAAGTTTTTGATCTTGTCAATACTCTCCCGAAGTTTTGCTTTAATTTTTTCCGGGCTGAATTGAGTAACGTCTAGTTGACCAATCTCGCCAAGGTTCTTTGCCGTCTCACCAGTGATCTTGTCAAGGTTGAACTTGCCCATACCGGACAAAGCATCTTCAGTTGACGAAACAAAACCCTTACGTGCGTTGATTGCATTTTCTAAAGCCTTAGAACTATCCTCAAACTTTTTAGCCAGTTCATCTCTAGCAGTAGCAAGGTCAGCGAGTTGTGTTCCTTGCGCAGCGATCTGGTCAAAGTATGTTTTTGTTTGCGGTAGTTCACGAATACCTAGCCGGACTGCTTCTTCAAGCAAGTCTGTAATGGCTTTACCAATTTGCTTTGGCGTAGCACCAACTAAACCTTCTGCCCAATCCGCTGACATTATTGCGTCAGCAAAAGACTTCGTGTCTTTCAACCAGCCTTCAACCCACGCAAACGGGTTGTCCGGTTTAGGCGCACCGCCACCGCCACCGCCACCGCCACCGCCTCTACTACCGCCACCGCTAGTAATACCGATAGCCGACTTGATTGCTTTAAGGTCGGCCAAAGTTTTACTGAGTCGTGCGGTGGTATCGCCCGTTGCAGCGCCGGCAGCCCACAACATATTGCCAATGGCTGCTTCAACATTGGCAATCTGTTCGTCAAGATCAGCAGTGTTGATAGCGAAGTTGATACCAAACTTTGCTTCAAGACCGTCAAGTAGTCCCATTGCGCCAATAAGGTTTCTTACTTCGTCGTCAGTGTAACCGGCTGCACGAGCAGCGTCGCCTAAACGAATAACCATAAGAGCGACTGTTTCCATTGCCTGTTTATTATTGCCACCATATTGTGCGGTCTTTAACAACAAGTCAGTGATCTGTTTCGCTTGTTCACGGTAAGCGTTGCTGAGATCAAGAGACGACTTACCAGAACCATCAAATGAGTCAGCAAGTTTTTCGTTCTTGTCAATAGCGTCTTGAGTTGATAACACTAATTCATTAGCGAGCATCTCATCAAGCAAACCTAGTTTCGCTAAGAACTTATCTTGAGAAACAGTACCCTTGTCTGACTCTGAGGCCAACTCACCGTAGATACTAGATAGTTCTTGAACACGTACGCCTGCTGTAGTAACTGCTTCCGGGAACACGCCAGCCAAACCGCCCAAGAAAGCATTTTGTGCTGCTGTTACGCTTTCCGTACGTTGTTGTAACGCTTGAAGTGTGAAGGTGTAAACGTCTGTACGACCAGCAGCCTCAGCCATCGCTGCACCCGTACCAAGAATCGCGTTGTAAACATCACTGCCGAGTATTGAAGAAAAGTACAGAGCAGTATCAGCGCTTTGAAGAAGTTTCTTATTCTCATCATCAAGCGCTTCTCGGTTATCGTCAAAAGCGTTAGATAGGTCGTGCAAGTTCAACAACAAATCTTTGACTTGAGCGCCGGTCATATCGCCTGCTTTAACTGCTGCGAGCAAAGTATCAGCAAACGGTGTGCCGGCGTCTGCTGCGAGCCTCAAAGCATTTTGAACGCCTAATGCTGCCTCGCCAGTATAAGTGAGTTGTTCATACGAAAGGCCAAGCAAGGTGTCGCCAAGATCACCAAACGCATCAGTGCCGGTTGATACTGCTGCGCCAACTTGTTCCATTGTTAAACCGAGACTAGATATCTCATCGTTGATACCAAGAGTTACGGACTCGGCAGTAGCGAAAGCGGTTGCGACGTTATCGGCAGCATTGGCGGTTGCTGGTAAGGCGTTTTGTAATTTGACGTACTCGTCAACAAGACCTTTGACTTGATCGTGAAGTACGGCGGTCGGTTCGCCGGCTGACCTAAATGCTTCGGTCAAACGCTCTTGTCTTTCTTTCGCTTCTTTAGCGTTCTGACTAAACGTGTACCAAACTGCTGCGATAGCAACAACCGCCACAGCAACACCAGCAATGATCGGACCGGCAGCAGCGAATTGCGCCATCGCACTAGCAAACGCTTCGGTTGCCATTGCTGCTTTCAAAGCAAGCCACGCTTTAGATAAAGAACCAAGCATGATAAGTAACGGTCCGGCAACAGCAACGAGTCCACCAAAAACAACAATGATTGTCTTAACAAAGTCCGGCATTGCGTTAATGGCCGTCATAACTTTTTCAAATGCTGTCGCAAGAAACTTCAACGCCGGGACAACCAACGGTATTAACACTTCACCGAGGCTAATAAAAGCATCTTTCATTTCAGCCATGACTTGCTTCATTTTGAACGCGCCTGTTTGAGACATCGCTTGGAACGCTTTGTCTGCGTCGCCGGTGTTATCGGCGAGGTTCGCAAATATCTTGGTCGTGCTTTCAGTAGCAGCACCGAACATACTCATAATACCGGTCAACGCTCTCACGTTACCGAACACGGCTGCTTGCGCTTCATCATTATCACCGAACGCTGTTGTTAGCGTTTGTAATGTTGACAACAAGCCTTTGTCTTTAATTTGTTGACGCAAACCGGCGCTACTCAAACCGAAACTAGCCATCGTTTCTTCGGCTTCTTTAGTCGGTTGAAGTAATGACGACATAATCGCACGCAACTGAGTTGCTGCTTCACTAGCGTCCGTACCGTTACGACTCATCGCAGCAAACGCTGCGCCGACCTCGTTAAAAGAAACGCCCATAGCCGAAGCAATAGGTAACACTCTTGGTAAAGCGCCTGCCAACTGATCGGCTTCCATCTTGCCTTCACGAACGGCAGCAACCATCAAGTCCGTCGCAGCAGCAGCAGATAAGTTTTCTACACCGTAAGCGTTCAACGCCGACGAAACCGTGTCAGCAATAATGCTTGTATCGCCCATACCGATTGCCGACGCCTTCAATGACTGCTCAAGAACCGTCATTGCTGTCGCACCGTCAATACCTGCCGACGCAACAAAGTACAAAGCGTCAGCAGCCTTAGTCGCACTGCCACCGTATTCCTTAGCCATTTCACGTGCAGCAATACCCATGTCGGCAACCTTGTCCTCAGACAAACCAACCATCGCAACGATTGACTGCATAGAGAACTCAAAGTCGTTAGCCGTCTTGATTGCCTGACCGCCGGCGAGCAACATTGGTGCAGTCAAAGCCATTGACATCTTTGACCCAACAGCGGTCATCTTGCTACCCATGTCAGTAAACTTGTTACCGACACGAGCAGCGCTTTCGCTAGCGTGCTCTATTTTCTTAGAGTCGGCAGCAACCTTGCGTGCCATTTCGTGATACGCAAGAGCAAAATCGTTAGTACCGTAAGAGGCTTTCTCGTACGCTTGTTCAACTTTGCTAAGAGACTGCTTCGTCTCTTGAGAAACTTTCTGAACTGCTTTAGCAGTTTTGTCGGCTGATTGGCCGGCTTTAGTAGCACTATCGCTAGAAGCAGTAGCGAACTTAGAAACAGCAGCAGTGGCTTGATTAGCAGCAGCAACAAGTTTGCTTGAGTCGCCTACGAACTCTGCTTTAACTTGTCCGACATTTGCTGACACTGTTACCGTTTCCTTTTAGATCGCTGTTCTGCTACTTGCCTTTGGTGCTCCCTCTCGCTGTTCTCAATTTTATATAACGCAATCCATTCCGTTATTTCGTAACTGTCCATGCGGTCAAGTAACTCACCAACCGTCATGCACAGTTCACGTGCTAACTGGAAGTAGAATCTGCGTTCAGGATTGGTGCGTCCATGTTTGTCGGGGAATCCGAGGAAACTTTTCCCGCTTCGTCAACGGACTTTTCTTTGAGTCCCGAAACTTCAAGGCACGAGTTGACGATACGGTCAACAACAACGCCGGACTTTTCGTTAAGCAACCATTCCATGTCGCTTTCGTCAAAAAGAAGTTCGTTGGTTTCCGGGTCAAAACAACATGACGTGAGAACGCTACGCCACAAAGTTTCAATGCGGTCAGTTGTTGCGCCTTGGTCAAACGACGAAGCAAACTTTGCACGTTGACGAGCGCTCATTGAACGCACCTCAAGTGTTACGTCCCATTCGTCAACCGTAATTGACTCACGAGCCATGTCGGCTGATGATCTGATCTTGTCTTTTATGGACACTGTGGTCACTTCCTTTGTTTGTTATTGCTGAGATCAGTATGTGGTGCGAGTAACTGTGCCAGTGACTTGAAGGTCAAGACTGTAAGTTACCACGTCGCCAACAGGGTTGCTGATGGAGTACGAAGTCACAATTGCTTCACCGGTATACTTCACGTTACCGGCGGTTGAACCGGCAGGACCGTACACGAACGAACGTGAAGCAGGCTCAGCGCCACCAGTGATGTAACCGTCAACGGTTGAGTCCCAAATACCTGAGCATGAGATCGTTGCGTCCTCAAGGCCAACGATGTATGACTTGGCTGACGAACCGAACGCAGTGGTTTCGGCGACGTCAATACTTGCCGGGAAGTCAACGCTAGTCAGCGTGTTGCTGATATCGCGAACTGAACCGGAGGTGTCATCAAGAGTGAAGTTAGTTGACTTACCATGAACGAATGTGGGCATGATTATTCCTTTGTGTTAGAAGCGTGCGAATGAAACGTGGAAGGTGATTGCCCCACTAGAACCGGCAGTGCTTGGTAATACCCGTAGGTAACGGTTAACCGTTCCGCTAACTGCTGATTGTTGTGAGGTCGTTGTGCTGGCAGCAACGGCAGTGAACGTGATGAGGTCTGCCCACGTGCTGTTGTCTGGACTGTGCTGAACTTTGATTGTGGTTGTTCCGCCAGCGATTGAGTTTGCCGTAACGTGCAAGTTAGCGAAACCGCCGGAAGCACTGCTCGCTGCGTTGTCAACGGAAGTTAAAGCAGCCAACGCACCGTAAGCGATACTTGCGCCGGCGGTCAACATAACTCCGCTACGCATACCGTAAGTCAAGTTAGAAGTTCCGTCAGTGCTGGCATTGAAGTCAGCCGTTATTGAAACAACGTCGCCAACAGGCGTGCTGATTGAGTAACTTGTTTCGTGTGCTTTGGCCACGATTGCTCGCTTACCAATTGTGCCGGTTTCCATTGGCACAGTAATAATTGGCGTCGTCGTTGAACCGAGAATTGTTGACAACACAACGTCCTCGCCGACAGTTGCGTCTTGCGAATACATACCTGACAAACTCAGGGTGGCGTCATTCAATCCGGGAATATAAGACTTAGCAGACGAACCGAAACCGGTGATCTCGGCAGTGTCAATTGACTGCGACGTATCAACACTATTGAAGTATGCACTCAAATCAAATTGGTTCAACAAAACGCCGGACGACTTACCATGAATGAAGGTGGGCATCAGAGTTCCGTTTCTTCTTCAACCGTTAGTTCTTCAACAACAGTTTTCGCTTTAGATGTTTTTGCGTCAACGGACTCAACATAACCTTGCTCAAGTAACCATTCGGCTTGCTTGGCGGTGAGTTCAACTTCGTCGCCGGCGTCATAGCGTTTTGTGCCAACGTCTAAACCGCTGACTCCATCGCTTCCACCTGTAACTTTGTATCGCATTTTGCTCCCGTTAATAGTCAAACAAGCGCCGATACGTAACAGTGTGGGTCACACGGACACTTGCTGGCGACTAGCGCACTATGGCTCAAGACTACACCTAACTTTGCGCCTCAAATTGTAGCACGTTCTTAGCGCCGGAAGCCTTTATACAGGCCAAACTAATCGTTACGAAACACGAGGTGGGAATACTATTTTTAGATAAGCCTTGCCTTGGGCGTTAAATGAGGGTAAGATGGTTCTCGTGGGAATTAACCAAACAAACAAGGAGAACGGAATGTACGAGGGAATAATTTTTATCCCAGCAAGCGAAGTTCAAGCGGACGAAAAAGTCCGTGAACAAAACGAGAAGTCCCGTTTCAACCGACACGGAGTTGAGAGTTGCTGGTTGTGTTGCAAAGGTATGTCCGAGAAAGCATTTGAGAACGCTTGGCATATTCACATGACCATAGATCACTCACTCGCTCCGGTTGCTATGGGCGACACGCTTCGTGAAGCCGATGACCAAGGTTGGTTTCCAGTCGGTTCCGAATGTGCAAAAAAGATTCCATTGACTCACCGCAAAAAGTTCGGAGCGTAAAATGAATAACCGCATTGACCTTATTCAAGTATTCGGAAGCATACGAGGAACGATCTACTACACCGACTACGCCCGAATGGACGTCATCAAGTCTCGTGAGGGTTGGTTCCACCGTGACCTTAAGAACAACGACTTGATCGTAACTCGCAGAATCGGTGGTCGTAATTTTCATCGGTTCGTTGAAGCCAACCGAGTCGTTGACTTCGTTCCGTACGTCAAACCGGTAAAGGTAGGTGCATGAGATGGGACTGTCAATCAACATTCAATGCGATGACTGTGGCCAAGAAATACACCTCAACGAAACTAAGCCAACAGTCGCATACAAACTCGCACGAGATATTGAATGGGAAGTTGTTGGCAAACGAACGACTTGCCCGACGTGCGTTGCTTCAAGGCTTGCGCCATTAGACCAAGGCACCAAGATAAGAATTAAGTCTTGGACAGTTTGGCGTTATGGGACAAAGGTAACCGCCTCTCCGGTTGACGACAACTCAATGGCCACTCACGCTACGCTCTCACCCAACGGAACGTGGGTTTGGGAAAATGTAAACGCCGTTCCACGTTACGTCCGCCACTATGTTCAGACCGGAGTTTTACTATGGTGAAGAAACGCAACAACCGACCACGTTGGCAACGGCTCTCAATGCTGTTTCAAACATATGCGTTGATCTTCACGTTTGGTCTAAGCGCTGAACGCACTGACTGGAAAGCGTCATTCGCTGGCGTGCTCATAGCAACCTCATTAGGTTTGTGTTATGCCGGCTGGTTAGATAAGAACTAATCCACTAATTGAAGGGTTAATTGTGTACACTGACGATACGGAGGTTTACAATGTCAACAACACCAATCACAGAACGTCTCAGGTCACGTCACTTGCTAACTATCGGACAAGGTTTGCCGGAGTTGTGCGAGGAAGCAGCACGAGAAATAGAACGCTTGAAACAAGACAATGTTTTGTTGAAGCAAGCAACCGAATATCTTGGGCAAACAACGACAGCAACTTGGGAACACGACACCTGAAAAAATCAAGCGACAAGGTTTTCCGGCAAAATTGCTGTAACCTAATCGTCATGTTCACGCGAACCGCCGTATTAACGGCTTTCACGTTGACAGTCGCAGCGTGCGGAGGTAGTCCCTCCTTGAAGATTCCCACACAACTTCAGTCAACTACTTCCGCACCTGCACCCACCACGACTGTCATCACCACAACAACCACAAGTGTGTCACCTATTGTCAACGAGACAATTCCGGGTGAGGTGATTATTGAAGCAACCGCTTCAACGACCACTGAAGTACCGCTTGCGTCTGACCCATTTGACTTTATTGACGAAGCAAGAATGATGTACGGTCAATGCGGTGAATGGCACGACACTGCCATAAGCGTTGGTTGGTCTGAACAAGAATGGCCAACATTGAGCCGTGTGCTGTATAAAGAATCACGTTGTACTCCCGACGCATGGAACGGACATGATTCCGGTTTGGCTCAGATCAACCAAATCCATAAGGAATGGGCAGCACAAATGGGATTCTCTTTTCCCGATGACTTATTCGTTCCAGCCAACAACCTTTACTTCGCTTACCGACTTTGGTCAAGCCGTGAAGAAAAAGGATTATGTGGCTGGAAACCTTGGTCAATCAAATGCGTTTAGTCCGCTGACTTGTTGTCCGCTTTACAGCGTGCGCAGCGTATCTCCCAAGGCGCTGTAACAAGTTTGGCCAGCAACTTACCGCAACCGGCGCAGCGCACGTCAGAGCGTGTTTTACGCAGGCTCTCCGGCGTGCTAAGCAGTTCGGCGTAGGCGTCGCCCATTACAGTTCTTTGAACACTTGAAAGTTCTGAGCAAACACGACACGCTGAACGCTGTCACGTTCCAATGGGAACGCCGATTGAACCGCCGACACACGCTGATACAAAGTACCGGTAAGTGTCTCGTTCAAGATTCCTTCAATAACTTGCCACACGCTAATAGCCAAAGCACGAGCATCAGAATAAGCAACGTCTCGTGACAACACTTGAATGCGAGGCATTTCCATACGTGGCATAGCGTCCGAACCGAGCGTGCTTATTGGCGTGCTTCCGCCGTACTCAAGTAACGCCACACATTTGTCAGGCGAGTCAGGCAAACGGCCAAGAAACAAGTTAGTTCCTAGCGTAAGGCTTGCCAACTGAGTGTCTAGGTATGTTCCAATATCAACAAGGGTTGCCATAAGTTATGCGTTGTACCAAACTCTGATTCGTTTGACCAAAGAGTCTGGCCAACTAGAAGTTTCCTCAAGGAACGGCTGCTCCAAATACTTCGCTTGACCGCCTTGAAACTTTGGCGGTGAATGGTTAGCGCCTAAGTTCTCGTGAACATAGATTGCGTAGTTAGCGCCGGCTGGTGCGCCGGTAGTTGCGCCACCAAACGAAACAGCGATCTTGCTATGTACTTCAGCCTTGCTAGGTTTCACTGTGATGTTGCTGCTTGCTTTCAAGTTTCCGGTATCCATCGGCACGATGTTCATTGCTTTATTAAGAACGTCGTTCGCAACGTCGTACATCGCTGAGTTAATTGCAGCAATCATTTTGTCTTTGTTGACGGTCATACCGTTCTGAACTTCGGCAATACCGAATACGTTGATTGCTTTAGCCATTACATTCGCAACCTTCCGAAACTCAACACAACGCACTGAGTCCCGTATTCATCGCCACGATTATCAACTTGAATAATTTGACGGATAGTTCCGTCAGGAAACTCAACTTCGTCGCTCATCGCAACCGTTAAAGTTGTTGAAGGAATATACGCTTTGTACTCAATAATGAATTCATTTTCTTCAAGGTTCAAAACAGCGCCGACAACACCTTGAATGTAAGCCTTGTAACTTGTTTGTGAGCCGGTATAAACATTCTCGCTATAAATGTTGCGTGACGAACGTGAACGAATCTTGATCGTTGACGTCGCTAGTTGACGCAACTCTGTAGCGAACAAAGTTGCTGCACTCATCTGTCAGCACCCGGACCAAAGTATTGAATACCGGTAATCGTTTGCGTACGACCACCATCACGAACGTCTTGAAACTGACCGCTTCTAAACCACGTGCGGTCAAGGTCGCTGTTATCAAGGTCAATCTGCTTATCGCTAACCGAAATACCGCCGGCGTAAGGAATGGGTGCGCTTTGACGGTTGGCGTGTGCCATCAAGTCATTAGCAAGCAAACGGTATTGTGCAGCCTTCTGACTCAACTTGACGCTAAGGTCACCGATCTGTTTATCTGCTTGACGGCTTAACTTCGCACCAACAGCGTGACACGCATAATGCGCTGAGTAATACAAGTCAGTTGTTGAAGTTGACGAACCTGATTGCTCGTAGTTAATCCAAGCAATTTCCTCGTCGCTCAACAACTGGTCTGTTGTGTCAGTGTCGCCAATTAGAAAACGAATAGCGTCACGTGCGCTACTTGCTGGGTCACCTGAGTACGTCCACGTCATCAGATATCAGCGATACAGAATTGAACCCGTAGGCGTACCCGCAACTACGTCAATATAAACACCATTGGGGCAAGCGATACCGTTTGGACCGTACCAAACAGTAGTTGTCTGGTTGTTTTGAGTGTACGACCCAGCGATGATTGCTGTCCCAGAGTTAGACGCCCCATTATGAACATGGAGGTTCATAGCAGCGCCAGATTCGTTAGTGATAATCATTCCGTAGAATACTTGTGCGGTAGCAACCGCTTGATCGCTACCCGTGAGCGCAATGGACTTAACCGGACCTGTAGTGCTTGTGTTATTCATAATTGTCTCCGTGAAAAACTAAAGCCGGTCCTGATGCGAGTACCACACCAGAACCGGCTTCTAGTGCCGTACCAAAAGTTTTATTACTTGCGGTAGAAAGTGACTCCGCTTGACGAGTCGTAACGAACAATCCACGTACCCGACGTTGCAGCAGGCACGGTTGCCAAACCAACAAGCGTCACGCCGGAAGCACCAGCAGTCAGCGTGATAGTCGCAGCCGAAGCAGCAAGGTTCACAATAGTGAATTCAGTGCAATCACCAACAGCAGCGTCAGGCATCAAAGCAATGATCTGAGCACCGGTTGCTGTAGTAACGGCACGGGCGGTAGTCGGCGTAGCCGAAACAATCGTGTTGGTTACGATGTGAGCAGCAGTAGCAACCATTGAAGCACCATCAGCAATAGTCGCTGCTGTGCGCTTCGTTGACTTGATACCACGAGTACGGTCATTGCCAGTAGCAACAATGCCACCGACAACGGCAGTACCTCTAGTTAGACGGTTAAAGGCCATTAGTTAATCCCCCGATCAGGATACGGCGTTGCTGAAGAAGTATCCGAGAGGAGTTGCTACTGGCTTAAAGTCCCAAGCGGATTCAATTTCAAGACGGTCTGCACGCAAGTGGTCCATACGGAAGCGTGACACGGCAGTTGAAGTTCCGAGTCCACCGCCAACTCCGTTCCAAACGAAGTTGTATCCAGCAGAGACAGTCATCAAACCGGCAGCAGGCGACACGTAACACAACAATGCGTCCTTGTCACCAATCTGTGCGTACGAAGCGGAAGCGTTTTCCTTGGCGCTGTTATAAACACCCTTCATCACCATCACGTTCGGAATGTCAAGCACCTTGCCGATAAGTTCAGGCGTAATGCTGTCAGCCGACGTGTACTTGTAACGGTCAACGAAGTCGCTGTGATTACGAAGCGTCTTGTAAACGGCGTACGACATAACCAAAGTGTTCGGCAAGTAGCCGGTGTTGGTCAACACGGTGTTGATACCGCTTTGAACATCGCCAATCGGGTCAGAACCCGAAGCGTCCCACAAGGTTGACGGAGTTGAGTCAGTTCCCCAAACCGAAGTTGTGAAAAACTTGCTTGCCCAGTCACGCTCTTGACGAATCAACATCTGATGAGCGAGGAACTTAGAAGCGTCCATGTCCGGGTCAAGCGGTACGTCGCTATTGGCACGAACCTGATCTCCAATGTCCTTGTGCAATGCCCATACGTTTGACGAATAGGTTGCGGTTGAAAGCGAGTAACCGCTACCAGCCGACTCAGTACCGTCAGCACGAGACTGCGCTTGGTCACGGAAAAAGTCAGCCTGCGAGTAAGTGAAATACTTGTCGCTCTGCTTCTGTACGTTGATGGTTGGGAACACTTTTGAAGCAACAAAGTTATCTGCTTCTTGCATATAAGCAATTGACAAGTTTGTCAAAATTGCGTCAATGTGAACCTGTGATTGTGTGGGCTGAGGCATGATCTAATCCTTTTCTAACTCAGACGAAACGAGCGTTGGTGATATTGAGGAACATTGTGATTACTTCGCTTGCAGCGCCGGCTTCAATAGCCTGACCGCAGATGTACTTGGTGGTGTCAGTCGTGGTGTAAACCGCAGCCTGACCATCGGACGAAGTACCAATGAGGTTTCCGGCAGCAGTAGTTCCGTCAGAAACAACCTTTGTGATACCGAAGATACAAATTTCTGCTGCTTGACCGCTGGCTGGTGAGTTCTGCAAAATGCCGATTGGCTTGTCAGTGACACCTGAACAAACATCAACGGTGGTTGCGGAAGCCAACTTCACGAAATGAAATTGCTTTGCGCTGAGGTCAGCAGATGCGGTTAACTGCCCCAACTTGATCTGTGCTGCTTCGTAAGCCATTACTTAGATTCCCTTCTCGGAGAGGTATGTTGAATATAAATCCTTGTTGTTATTGGCCACCACTGAGACGGCTTTAGCAAACGAAGGAGCAGTGCCGGTAGCGACAAGATCGTTAGCAAGCGCTTCAATCTTTGACCAAGCGTCCGCAGCAGCGTCCTTAGTGTCACTTCCGAGTTCTTTCAAAATGCCGGATTCGCCGAGCGCACGAGCCGAAGCAGTGAACACTGCCTCAACGGTTGCTGCGATTGCCGGCAAAGCCTTACGCAACTCAACCAAAGCCGGTGCGAATTCTGCTGGATTAAGTTCCGGCAAAATTGACCATGCGTGAGCAGCGTCAGTTGCTTTTTCAAGTTCACGATCAGCCAACAAAACTTCGTTTTCTTTACGAACGTCGTTCAATTCCTTGCGGAGATCGGTCAATTCCTTGCGCAGAACTTCAGCCGGCGATTCGCTCTTGGCGACGTCAGCAGGCGCTTCTACGACTTCCTGTTCCTGAGTAATTTCAAGTTCCACGTTGTCTCCCTGTGGTTCGGTTGATGCGTCCGTCGGTTCAACGGCAGCACTTTTGATAACTAGCCAACCTTCGTGAAGGTGGGCAGGGTGGTCCACACCACTCGTCTCAACCACTTTTAGTTCAGCGAGTTTCGTGCTGCGAGCCATCGGTAACCACTTTACTCACGAAGCCTTCGGCTTTCATTGTACCTTCCGGGCTTTTACCGGCTGAATAGAAATTTCATGCAGTTTATTTATGACGGCAAAAAGTTCACGTTCTTCTTCAGCGCCTCGGACGGTCACTCTTGTCAGAAACTTCAATGCCGTGTTTATGTCTGCTAGTGACAGTTGGGCTTTTGACATATTCAATATCCGTTTCGTGAAGGACAACGCTGCTGACAACCATGCGTTTCGGTATGTGAATTACCGAATCTACACAGTCGTCGGGCGAAATGCTTTGCGCTACGGAAACATGGTTGCGTTTACCGCCACGCTTAGTTTCAAGTTCCCAACCGACGGTGTAAACAACGTAAGCGTCGTTGTCGGTCATCTCGTCTAAATGTTGCCAATGGTTTAGATCAGCGTGAGCGTCGTGCCAAATGACAAGAATTGTTTTCATTCTTCATCGTCTCCCATCTCGTCAAATAACTCCGGGAAACATTCAGCGATTAGGTCGTTGGCATGGCCGAGTAGTTCCCAACCAAACTGAGAAGCCATTTCTTTTGATAAGCAAAACTCGTAAACGGTTTCCGAGCGTGCATCACGCAAATGAATAAGCAAAGCACGGCCAGCGCCGGCTTCATTCAAGATAACTATTTGCTGAGCGTTGTAAGCGTCAACGAATGTTGAGTTGGTTAGATCGTGCCATTCGTCATCGTCAATCATTCCCACAAGCGTAATCTGTTCCACGCCAGCGTGCTGTACCTTGACGTATCGGCACTAATTCAAGATTGAAGTCGCCGTCTCCTTCTTTGTAGTCAACAATGGCGATTCCTTGTTGCCAATCCTCGTGGCGCACAATAGGACGCCCATCAAGGTCAACACCGCCTTTAACGGAAGGTACAGCGCCGTCAATGCGTGCTAAGCAACCTGCCGAAGCAGCAAGGATTGTTCGTGGTCCGTCGTGGTCCTCACGTGTCATTTCCGCCCATTCACGACGGTGAATGTGACCGTAGATCACGCTGACTTTTTCTCTAGCCAAAAACTTGCTGGCGGTTACGCCGTTGCTGTTAACTCGGTCGCCGTGAATAACTCGCAGACGTTCGTTAATCCAAAACATTGACGCCGGATAACCAGCAAGGAACTCAACACCGTAATCGTCAAACCGGCAAAGGAACGGAACGCTCATTACAGGCCAAGACTCAGGAAGGTTTCCACGACGCAAACCGAAAGCAGCAGCAGCATTAGTGGCGATACTTCGTGGCAAGCGTTCCTCGTGATTGCCCGCAATCCAAACGATCTTGGCGTTCGGTGCTGCTGCACGTAGTTGTGCGCACAGTAACGTCGCACGGTCAAGCGCTGCTTGTGTCGTACGTTGATACGGCGCAGTAGTTAAATACTTACCAAACTCCGGGAAGTCTAAGTTGTCGCCAACAAGAACAAGAACGTCGGGTTGAGCGTCCTTCGTTATTGCTAAGGCAACTTCTAGAGCAACCTCGTCGTGCGTCGGTTCAAGCGAATCATCAGCCAACCGAAAGTAACCGATCTGCATATCCGGCAACACAACGGCTGTTTTCCATTCGCCGGCTTTCTTTTTGCCGGTTGCTTTTACCGGCGGAAGTTTTATTGACGGACCTTGAGTAATGACTGGCCACGCTGGACCATCTGCCCATTGCGGACTTAATTGAACGCCGACGAGGTCGTGTACTTCTGCTTCGCCTTCTTCATTCTTAGTGAGCGACTGGTAAAGCGAAACCCGTTTGACTATTCCGATCTCGTCAATGTTGATGCCGTTGCGATCAAGTAAGTCGGCGATACGACCTAACGCTTCACGCTTAGCGTTTGTAGATAAGGCTTGCGTGGGTTCGTTGTCTAGTTTCTTTTTAAGCGCCATCAGAAACCACACGCACAACGAAATGAAATATGTTTTTGAATGGTCAATGCGCTCACTTCGTAACCTTCCGATAGTAAAACTTTGTGCAACCAAATACAGTTGTAACCGCTTTGCCCATTAACTAAACCGGCGTCACGTTGGTTTCTAATCTTTTGAATTGCGTCATCAAGCGCAACGAGTTCATCGCCGTCAAGACCGTTGCGAATCCGAGCAACCGAACAAAGCATTCCCCGCTTTTTTTTATTAGGCGAATCTGACAACGAATCTTTCAATGACATTGACACGCTCCGTTCTTTGATGACAGCGTACACAATACGAAGGCTTAATGGAAGCATTAAATAATGCGTCTAGTTTTTTTACGGAAAACACATCTCGCACTACCGCTATGGCGTATAGTTACCGTTACCGTCAATGAGGAGGAAACAATGACGCAATTAGCATTTATTTTTGATGAGGCTTTGGAGGAATCTAAAGCACACGCCCGTTACCGAAAGTTTCACGAAGCGAATCCGCACGTGATTGAGACGTTGTCCGTGTTGGCCTTGCGCCTCAAAGATCGTGGCCACAAACACTACGGTATGCAAGCCTTGTTTGAAGTGTTGCGATACGAAACGGCGATGCGCACAAACGACCCTTCGTCACAGTTCAAACTCAACAACGATTACGCAGCATTTTACGCACGGGACGTGATGCGCCGGTATCCGGAACTAGAAGGTTTTTTCTCTATTCGCCGTTCGGTTGCCGACGAATGAGCGCTTGCGAAATACGAGGTAGTAAGGCTTTTTTCTATAAGCCTTGCCTTAGCGGTTATGGGTTAGTAAACTCTTGATTGTGGGAATTAACGAAACAACCAAGGAGCAAAAAATGAAAACAATCAAACTGCATTGCCCAGCAGCAGCAAGCGCTTTAAGTTTTACGACTGACGGCGAATCAACGACGTGCCTTATCAAGCACGGTTTGATTATCACCAACAAGGGAATTGAGTTCCCGAAGTACCTACTTGACTCGGTTATGTGGCGAGTCGGTATGGCTTGGGAAATACTTTTCTATGAAGAACGCAAATATCAGAGCAGTGACGAGATCAACGAATTGAACGCACTCGGACGCTTAAAGGAAACGCTGAAGAAACTTGGTGGTGTTGAGAACTTTGAGTTTGACGAAAACGATAATTACACCGGTAAACAAATGGAGGAAACCGTGAACGAAACAGAAGTTGAAACAGAAAAGACGGTGATGGTTAGCCTGACGGCGGATATCGCTAAGAACGTCGTTGACTTTATTAACGCTTGCGACAATCAAAACGACAATGCCTTGAAAGCGCTCTTGACTGATTGGCAAGGCGGAAAGGTTCGCTTTGAATACGCTGAGGCTCAGCGCCTTGCAATCATCTTGAACTTGCTGGTCATTAACTACGCCGACGGCGGTATTGAAATGCTTAGCCCGAAAGCACGGTTCGTTTACACTCGTGACGCCGTGACAAAGGCGCTTGCCAAAGCCGGCGTCATTAAAGACTTGGATTGGTGGAAGTGATGGAACTTGTTTTGCTGTTCGGTTCATACGCCGGCGTCATCATTGTGGCGTTCACGTTATGGCATATGGCCATCAAACCTTCAGGACCGAAATTCAAATGGACTCACTTCCCCGTTTACGAACCTTGGGGACGTGAACTGTGGGGAGGTCAAGCGCCGTTCAATCCGAACCTCAGTGACGAGGAAGCGTTAATGGGTTGTGATTGGTGCGAGCGTTATGTAGCCGACGGAGATGGGCGCTACAGAGGCGAAGCCGGCGAATACAGGCTTTGCCCCATTTGTGAAATTACATACGACGAGGGAGGACGCTAGTGGCCACTTGGCGAGAACGAGCGAACTGTAAAGGGATACCGACCAAGGTTTTCTTTCCGGCTCAAGGTGACTTTGAAACTTTGCGACGTGCGAAAGACTTATGCGCAACCTGTCCGGTGATGCTTGACTGTTTAGAGGATTGCCTCAATGCGCCTCAAGAACACGACTGGCACGGGATATTCGCCGGCACTGGTCCACGCTCACGTCACAAAATGCGAATGGAACGAAACAAGTTAGGTTCGGCGTACCGTGTTCAATTACCTAAGCGTGTGCCAACCAAGATTCAGTGGAGTCACGAAAAGCAAAAGTACATTACGGTCAAGATCAAACCGCTTGACGATTAGTATTTTGATTCGTACGGCAAGTCGGCTTCAACACGCTTTGCTGAACCACCGATTGAGTATCCACGAAGTTCGCCGGCTTTAACTAAGTCCCACGCCCAATCCTCCCAAACAACACCGAGGAACGGAGTGTCGGCAGGGAACGTGAACTTTGTTACGCCTTGATTCGGTACAGTCAATTCGGCTTCAATGGGAAATGGCCACGTCAACATTTCAACCATTTCGCCTGCCGGCTTTTCGCTGTGTTGCAAGTAAATGGTTCTGTCGCCTTTACGTACCCAATCCCACATTGCTTTTTGTAACGTCTCAGCGTCAGCGAATTCGCCGTGTGCATCCTCACGGTCAGGAATGTACGCCGGACCAAGTGTGTACCGGTATTCAACAGCCTTTGATACATAACCTTTGGTAAGGCTTGTAGCCATATCAAGTTTGGTGTCAATAGTAAACGAGTACGGGAAACTTAGTTTGTGTACCGCTTCAAGTTCGTCCTCAATAAGATCGTGAACAAGTTTGACGCCTTCAGTTACTTTGTCAACGGCGTGCGCAGCGTCGTGTAATTCAATCAACGATTTAACGGTTGCCCGTTTCAATTCGTTTTCTGCGAAGCCTTCAATTTGAGCGAGTCGTTGATCTGCGAGATCGCTGCTTTCGTAGCAGCCGAACGCTCTGCCAGTCTGCGAGACGACGCAATACTGACCATCTTGTTCAACAATTGACCGCAGAACAGAAGTGTAACCGCTATTGCCGTCGCTAAGTACGCCTTCGTCCTCATCTATTTCTCCCAAAACTTTAAGCACTTCCGGCGCTTCAGCAATATCGCTGTCAGGGTTCACACGCTTCCACGCAGCAAGAACTTTGCTCTTAACGCCAGCCAAGTCGCCGGCAGGAATACGCACACGGTTGCCTCGGAAACCGCCAGCGCCTAACGCAGCAACGGCACGGCCAATTTGCGCAGCGCTTTCTTTATCTGTTAAAGAATCCCACAAACGCAACTTCCACGTTGACGGCTTAGATTCATCAGGCACGTAAGCAAATGCTTCAGCCGGGAACGCTTCACCGCCTTCAGTTTTCATTGCTTTAGAAACGTCCTTAGTTACCGGTCCGCCAACGACCCAAGCGTCACACGTTCTTGACGCAGCACACTTAAAGTCCCACGCCTCGCAGTAACCGAGTACGCCGGCTTTAATAGTTCCCCAAGCATCGTTACCGGTTTCGTTTCCTAAACCTTGCTCAATACAATCAAGCATCGCCGGCGTGCGAATAAACGCTGCGCAATTACCGCAACGCTGTTTCTTTGCTTCAGCCGGCGTAACGTCCCAACGGTCAGCCGACTCCGCCCAATATTCTGTATTGGCTTCATTCGGGTTTAACGGACCGTAATGCGCTGCTTCAATAGCGTGCTGGCGATTCTTTAAGTTTACGGCGATGTCGTGTGTTGCTGTGGGACAGGCTGCTTTAGCGTACACGGTCACCTCAGGAAGTAAGCGACGCACTGAGTTGCCAATCCCACTTCATGTGAGCGTCAATGCGTTCAGCAATAAAGTTTGCGATGCCTTGTTCTTCATTTTCTTCAGCGACTTCAAAAAGCATTTTGAGCATACTGACGACCTTTGTGTTCTTGGCGAAGAGATCAGCAGCCAATTCGTAAGCGTCGCTAGTTTGCGAATCGTCAGCGAACATTGCTGTGTTAACCATCTCCGTAAGGTTTAACGGACGACCTTTGATCTTGCGAATATTCTCCGCAAACGGGTCAACCGAACCGTACACGTCGTCGTAGATATCAGCGAACAATGAATGGTATTGTAAGAAGTCTTGGCCGGTCACGTTCCAGTGAGCACGATGCGCCGAAGCGTAAAAAACCAATACGTTGGCAAGCATTTCTTGCATAGCCGTAACCAAGTCAACCGGCTGAGGTTCGTTTGCTGGCGGAGTCATCATCGGATACATCACCGTCACAGTATCAGACGTTGCGCCGGTTCGGTTAGCGCTTACGTAATCGTATTCCGCTTTAGAAAGTTTGCCATCTTCAATAAGTCGGTCACGTTCTTTCTCTGCCCAAGCCTTAGCACGATCTTGATTCACGTTGCTAATGTCGCCTCCCCAAAGTAACCAAGCAACTTGGCCAGCAGTCGGTTTATCACTAGCGCCGTTCAGGTATGCCTTTGCGTCGGGGGACTTCAGATCGGACTCGTGACGAGCAAGCCAAGCAGCCATTCGCATAACTTTGTTCGGCGTCGCTGAACCGGAAGCGAGGTCACGTGCCTCGCTAATCGTTTGTGCTTTAAGCCCGTCGCCGGCGTACTCAAGTAACTTGATACCTTGACGAGCGTTGCTAGAAATATACGAAGGTACGGCAACCACGCTTTAACAATACCACGCTGACAGTTAACGCAATTGACGTCAGTTAATTTTTGCGTACAGTCGTATGTTTTCGTACGTCATTTTGCGTTCAGTACGATAAAGGTGCGTGCCGAGCGTATTGCTGTACCGTTCAAGTTCGTTATTGAACCATTCAACCGAATTGAAAGTTCTATTGTCGTTCTGCGCCATTAGGTTCATCTCAATAATTTCTAGTTGCCACATCATCTTGGCTTGTTCACCTAAACCGCCGGCGCTTTTGAACGGCACGAAACCGGCAGCATTGTTATTTGACGCAAACAGGATTCCGAGTTTTTTGTTTTCTTTTTCGTATATTGCGCAATCGCAAGGGAAGTTGTCGGGTAGGGAAACAATTTCTTGTTTCGGTTCAAAGATAACGACAGCGCCTTCACTGAACTTTTCGTCAGCGGAATAAGGCTTATCTTGTTCAGTATTAGACATAAGTAATCATACCATTAAATACGATCAAGTAGGAACCGGTTTCTTAACGTACTTAGGTATTGCGGTACTAGCAACATCGTCGGGGATCACTACGCCTTCGTAAATAGTCACGTTGTTTTCTACACGCTGGCCAGTAATAAGGATTCGGTATCCTCGGTCAATAAGCAGTTCTTCTTCTCGTGCGTGATGAGAAATTGGTTTAAGCCAAACGGCACGAGTACCGGCAGGAACACTCAACTCAAGAGTTTCGCCAGCAAAAACTCCGCTTGACTTTGCCGTCGTTGAAACGAAGTTGTCGTGGATAATGACTTTTCCGACAGCGTTTTTAAGTTTGACTTCTGAACCGTTTGCGTCTGTCCAACTTTGAGCACGACGCACAACCTTGACGTCCTCGGTCAGCACCGAATTGCTCATAGCAGCGTCAATCTTTTTAATCTTTCTTGAAACAGAATCAGACTCAAGTACGTTATCTCTAAGCGACCTGTTGATCTCAACATAACCACTACCCGAATAACTCTTTAGAGCAACTTGCTGGTCAGCCGGTAAGCCCGAAACTTTGCTGCCGTATTGGTTATCAAAATACTGTTCACTGCGGAACTTGTATTCCCTAGCGAGCAACGTCGGGTCAATGCTCGCCGTCTCAGGTGTTTGTATCTTAATGGAAATACCGTTCTTCAATTTCCATGCGTCGGTTCCAACAAGCAGTTCCTCTTGCTTAGCCACCTTGGCTGCTAGATCATCAAGCCGTTTCATTAACGTCTCAACAAACTTTTCCGGCGTCATACCTTTCGGTAACTTGCCAGCCTTAAACGCTTCGTCGGCGTAATTTTTCCAAAGGTCAACGAACGCTTTATGTTCGCCTGAGCCACGCTGCGTAATACCTTCAACACGCTTTAGTAGTAACTGAATCTTTCCGGACTCGGAAGGCTTAACAATGTTGACGCCTTTACCGGCAGTGAAGTCGTCCCAAAGTTTTTGATACGCCATCTTTGTGGAAGCGTTTTTGTTTGGATTGTAATGAGAACCGTTTTCTAAGAACTTCCATAAAGCATCAGCGTCATCGCCGGCATTTTTGCCGAGATGTTTGAACGCTTGCCCTTTGTCAATACCAATTGGCGTTATCGCCGAATCGCTACTGCTGCTTAAACGAATGAATTGTTCGGTGTGCGAGTCGTAGTTGCCGATAATCCAGTCGGCTAATTGGTTTTGTTGCAACGCTTCAACTTGTTGCTCAGAAAGTTTCGTCGGGTCAAAAACGCCGGAGTTACCGAACGCCGGCTTCACGCTGTCAACACGACCGCCTTCGGACAACACTTTATGTAGCGAACCGGTTTGTCCGTTGATCGTAACGAGTTCAACTTCAGCGTGCGGTACGCCGAGCATTTCCATTGCGTTGTTTGTTGCTACTTCAAGTTCCGCTTGCCAACGCTCCTGCGGTTTGAATATGTATTGTTGACCTGTTGAGTCCGTATAGACACGCTTCGGGTTTTGGCCAGCCAATTTGGTTGACGCTTGTGCGTCTAGTTTCAAGCCACCTTTGATATCAGGAACGTCCCAAGGTCCAGTTGTTGTTTGAGTTGCCGGCGAAGGTATTGGTGTTACCGGTCCATCGGGCAGTTTGACGGTTACCTTCGGCGGACCTTTCTGTGGTTTCGGTGCTGTTGGCGCAGTCACGTTTACGGTTGCCAACGGGTCGTCAAACAGTTGAGGGTTGTTGCTGTAATGATCGCCGAGTTTGCGTAACGGCGTACCTTTGTTTGGCAAGAACTTAGCGCCGATAGAACCGTCGTCGGCTGCACGGAAAATGGTTCCATCTTTTTTGATGATGAACTTTTTGCCGTTGTTGTTTGTATAGCGAATAACGTCGCCGTCAACAATATGTTCCGGTAAGTCTTTAGTTGCTTTGACTTTGATTGGTCCGGTTGGTTTAACGGTTGGCGTAGTCGGCGCAGCAGCCGGCGTTGGCGTAACCGGCGCAACAGGAGTTTTAACTTGCGGCAATTCAATTACTGACGGTTTCAGTTGAACGGTTGTATTTGAAAAACCGTTCATCTCAAACTCAACAGCCAACTCGTCCCAATAATCCTCGTCAAGAGCGTCAACACCTTTAAGCCACGTGCCAGTTTCTTTATCAAAGTATGACCATTCCTGCGTGTTCTTATCCCAACGCCGGCTTTGATAGATACGATTATTTTTTATTGAGTTGACTTGATAGACGCCGGAGTTCGGACTGACTTCAATGAACTCAACGTCTATTCCTTCAAACGGAAGTTTGACAACATTCGTATTCGTTAACTGAACTGGCGCCACCGGTGTGATGGTTGGTTTGAGTAATTGTCCTGAAGTTTTTAGCGACTTCAATTTGTCAATTAGTTCTTTAGTGCCTCCGGGATAACCTCCTTCCATGTCAACAAAGTTGTTGATGGATTCTTGTTCAAACCAAGTTCCGGTTCGTTCGGAGTAACGGTATTTGAAACCTGTTTTTGTTTCATATTCCCAAATGCCTTCAGACAGTTGATACATCTGTTTCTGTTCGCCGTATGCGTCAATGATTGAAACGACTTGTTGGTCAGCCTTCGGTATTTTGCTGACGACGTTAATGTCAATAACCGGTTTGACTATGAACGGGTTGTCGGTTTCCTTAAGATGTTCAATCAAAACTCCGAGTCCCGAACCTTTTGTGGGAACAATTTGTTCTGACATGAAACCGTCGTATCGGTACACTTTGCCTTCCGGCGTTATCAAGTAACTTGTTCCGGGTTGGAACGGGTCGTGTAGGTGAACATCGCCGTTTGGCCAATATTCGTGTTCCATTATTTTGCCGTTGGTAGGTACTTTGATTACACCTTCGGGTGGCGTGTTGACTTTTGGTTTAACAGGAGTGACATCAACGAACGCCGGCGGTTCAACAGTGAGCGTTGGGTTCGGGTGCTTAGTTAAAATGACGTCAACAGTGTCAGATATTCCTGAGCCTTTGGCCGGAAACAATAATTCTTTTGTTCCCCATTTGTCGTACATGAAAAGTTGTCCGTCGGTATCAAGAATGTAATCGCCACCGCCACCGTGAATAATTGTTTTGCCGTCTGGTTGGTGAGTGAACGCATACGTGGTGTCGGTTTCGGGGAAGTCCATTTGTATTGACGTTTGTTTGTACGGGTTCGGCGTCATTGCGTCAATAGTTTCACCAAGCGCCGAATTCGGAGTCGGTTTGATTGTTGACGGTATGCCGGACTGCGATATGAAAGTAACAGTCCCGTCATCGTTCAATAAGTATTCAAGGCTGGAGTCCGAAGGGTTAAGCACTGACGACGTTCCGTCAGGGTAATGCGTATAAGACCAGACGCCATTACTTTTCGGATACGTGATTGGTAATGCTTCGGTAGTCGCAATAGTTGTTGATGCTTCACCGCCAACACCTAACGCTTCGTCCGCTAACGCTTGCGCTTCCGATGCTGACATACTCGGTTCAAGAGATACCGGTATAACTTCCGATGTTTGCGGAACGACGTCAATAACGATGGGCGTGTCGGCAGCGGTTTGGCCAGCCTCCGTCAATTTTCCCGGAGTAAAACCAAGCGGATTCTCAGGCGTGTTACCGCCAATAGGTTGCGGAGGTGTGTGCGTCTTAACGTCGGTAACGAGCATCATTGTGCAACGACAGTTCGGGTGCGCCGGCGGTGTCATGCGTCCGGTAGAGAACGGTTTGTTTAATGGTTGTAGTTGCCCGTTAAGCGGTGCGCAAATGTTGCATACGTCAAAGCGTCCCGTTGACCACTGCTTGCGAGAGTTCTTAGGAGAGATAATGCCTTTCTTTTCCATTTGAAGGAACGACTGAAGTTTGCCTTCGTTGTTGGCCGTCATCATTTCGGTACGTGCGATAGTGCGTGCTCTTGCTTTACGCAGTTTGTCAGCGTACTTCTGCGTATCCTTCTTAACTTTTTCTACAGCCTTAGAGCCGGTAATACCTTTCTTGGCTAAGTCTTTCGCTATCTTTTCTGCCCGTGTCGCAACCGCTTGTTCGTAACGTGTGGTTAAACCGTTCACGTTAGTTCCGAACAGCGTCGCTAAAGACTTCGCTGGGTCGGTAGTTGGGTTTACAAGTTTTAACGCTGCAACAAGATCGCTTTGTAGTTGTGCCGGCGTCCGCCCAACCTTGTATGCACGTGCGACAACTTGGCGTATCGCTTCACGCTGCGACTCAACCATGTTTGTCACTAACTGTGCGGACTGTTTCTTAGCGAACGAGATCGCTCCCGGTGCAGTTTGGTCAAACGTGTGTTGCATGACG